GCACTATCCTCACCAGGTAGATGATGCGTCAATAAGGATGTGGGCTGATTATTGGAAATGGATACTGTGAAATCTGTTTCTTCAGAAATATCAACAATTCTCGAATAATTAGTATTCGTTACAGAAGAACTGTTAAAATTTGGATCATACGTCAAACGCAAACGTCCACGATGAAATTTAGAAGAAACAACTTGAAACCTATAATTCATTGTACCATTCCAATATTTAAAAGGTAACGCAGCAGCCGCACATGGCGGAAAACGAAACTTAATTGGAACGGCAGCTTCCTCACTCCATACAACTGGAGAAACTCTAATATTAAATAAAAGAGTGTCAGGTTGTGCACCTGTAGGCCATGTGAAATTTGTCAGATATGAAGATCTTTTTGCAATGGTGGATATATCCATGGGATCAACATTTGAATCAACACCTGAAATCCTTGGATCTATAGTCAATTCTTGCTTATCATCCACTGTAAGTTTATCTGCAGTGTCTGGTGTTGTGCACAAAGCAAGTGAACCTATAGTAGTTGGACGCATGGGTGTTGGTGCTGCAGTAACGGGAGGTCGAGAGTATCCAAAAAGTCGTGCAGCTGAGGCTAACCCATCTGCAACACTTGATGTCGCCATTGCATAAGGGCGCAACCAAGGTATTGGTGACAAAGCTTTAGCAAATCGAGCAACAGTTGATGCAGGCCCAGAAACAATACCATCCTTGTTTGCCTCATCAATTTCATCTTCACCACTTTGTGGGACAAGAGTACTACTATCAATGCTAGTCAAACCAGTGAGTTCAACATCTTCCATCCATGCATAGACAGTAATCCTTACCGACTCATTACTGCCAGTAGCATGTTTCAAGGGAACTGTAGGATATATAACCACAGATCCCAGTTCTTCCAGATTTGACAAAGCTATAGAGGCATAATCCAGATGGTACATAAAAGGAACAATCAGGTCACCGCCCTCGGAATTCGTAGGGTTTAACCAAACGTGTGGGCGTTGTGAAAGTTCAACTGTTACCTCATCGTCAGTTACCTTAATACCTGACACATTATCATAAGCGTCAAGTGGATTATACCCTGCAATGGCTCTACCATAAAGGAAAGGATTTCCATTAACAAAAAAGCGCATGTGTAGGTTGGCACGGATCATGTTAAAATTATTCAACCGATTTGATGCTGCTGGGTCAGAAAAATATTCAAGCCATGGATTAAATTTTCTATAGAAAACCCCTCCTGTAGACCAACTAACTTTCTGGACCATAACTGGGCGTGATAAAAAATCCTGCAATGTTGCATCGGTATTGTCACGTGACTTGCGCATTTCATCAACAAAGGCTTTTTCCTCATACTTGGCACCTGGTTCGTGAGAACCAAAAGTAACATTCTGTATTTTGTCTATACGATCCTGCATAGACAGGGACACATCAGGAGCAGTAACTGTTGTGTCCGTTGGCACGGCCGTGTAGGCCGTTGATTTTTTATTTACATTATTTACAGAAGTAAGTCATATATATACAAATGTGTACCCCGACTCAAAGATACACATGCAGACGTTTGTATTGGCTGGCGAGACCACCCCTAAAAAGGGGTATTCTTAGGAAGAATGCCTTATGTACAAAGCCTAGATGAGAACGTTACAAATGTCAAAAAACGTCATCATCTGGTAACCATATATACATCCACATTTTGCTACGCCGTAACACCCAGATATGGAACTGGGCGCATCTTTTTATAGGAAGATGCCAAACCTGTGAGAGGTGCGTACTTAGGACTTCTGTCCCAAGTACTTGTCCTTCCAGACCTGAACACGTTCATCATAACCACTATCCAATTGAGGACACAAATGTTCTATGTGGCATTTTTCAGCTATTTTTCTTAACGATGAACGCCGGGATTCAAAAACCTCTCTCCCGTAATAAAACCAGTCGTGCAGGGAACTTTCTATGTTTTGTGCTGCATGCATAGCTGGTGATAATTCCTTTGACTCCAAGTGGGAATGTAACCTTTTGAAGATAGAATTTTCATCCAAGATGCCTACTTTTGCACCCAAATCGGCATTGTACATACACTTACGCTTCAAAAAATCCACGTCTTTTTCATGCATATATTTTGTCGGTTTGGATGTTTTGTCAGGCATTGTGAACTTCATATCATGCTCACTTAACCATGCTGCATACGAAAGATGATTAAAATTGTCACAAATCTCAGATACTGTTCCCATGACATCGTCTCCATAAGTGACAAAAGCACACTCATCCTTAAAACACTTCTCAGGATAAATCGTGTAAAAACACGATCTCAAAAGAAGCGCATTGACAAGTGAATTAATAATCACTGTGAGATTTTGTCCCGATGGATTAGTACCAAAAAGTTGGATCAAATCACCATTGTATGCCATTACTGGATAAACCAACTCGTTGACCAACATACGCATCAAGAACACATCATCATTTGAATAATCAGAGCATTCTTCTGCCATGTCAATCAACACATCAAAGGCAGCAAGTGTAGCTTGTGCAGGCATTCGGATGTCATACTTACTGTAATCCCCGGCAAGTACCCTGTCATTGCCTTTTGACATGGTATGATTCCACAACTCTTCCCATTCAGGACCTTCTGCGTTGATACCAACCGCACACTCATAAGCGAGGGGATTCATCTGAATAATTCTTACCAAAGGTAAAAAATATCTCCTCACAAAAAGCTGCAGGGCTAGAGGTGCACTCTGGAAAACTCGTACTTTATCTTTTGACAATTTTGTAGGTTCGTCTTTTAAGCACGATTTCCATATCGCATAGCATCTCTTTCCGAGGCGTAATCTACGCTCCATAGCATCATACTCATCCCAAATCTCTTTTGTAAAGGTTCGAGGACACGCATGATCAGGATAGTCCTCCTCCGGTAATTCTAAGAGTAATGATCTCTTGGAACCATGTAAAGGGAAGCCGGGTGATGTGTTAAAATTCATAGGATCTAGAAATTTCTTCCCATCCACGCCACTAACTGTTTCAACTCGTGTCAAAGGTCCACACTCAAAAAGTTCAGGAAGTGTGTTCTTGACCTGCTTTGTGACAGTTTTCATACATGTGACGGCTTTTGAAAGAACACTTCCAATTGGTAAACTTGGTACGGCTGCATGAGCGAGGGTTGCTTGATATGGATAAACACCTTTACCTTTTGCTTTCGGAGGGCCCCACTGTTGTGGAACTCCAAACTCATCGGCCACAGCATTAGAAATGATAGTCTCCTTGACCTTGCTATATGGTGTTGACATCCCGCGAGTACTTCCATACACATCAATGCATGCGCCTTCATTTAGAAAGCGACACGCACTTTTATAATGTACGTCTGTACCATCCAGGATTTTCTCACCCATAGTGGTATCAGGAAAATCACCCATATTTGGCAGCAAATCTCCACACGAAGCGGAAAGTACAACCCCATCTACAAGTGATAGTTCAGATACTGCCGTGTCTATTTGACACCTTGTCAAGGTACCACAACCTGCCACAGATCCTTTGCCTCCAAGATGAAATCCAATAATTGTAGACCCTCGAGAATCGCTTATCAGAGGTGACATACACATACCGGGACGCGTCCCACTTGCTACTCTATAATAACCACCATCAAAAGTAGCTTGAGTGTGTGTGACGCGTGTATTTCCCTGAAACAAAGTAGGAATGGTCTCCAAACTGGAGTCCACTATCTGACGTGTCACTAATAATGCTGGCACACGTGCAATTTTCGTTGATTCTGGGAAAAATTTGCGGAAATCTTTCATGGAACCCCCACTTGTCACATAAAAAAGCGTAAAGTCTGTGTTGGGTATTGAATAGGAAAACTTCTTCGACATCTTGTCTCGGAAGAAACTCCCCACAACACCACTACCGGTCTTATAACACTTCACAGAAAAATCTTCATCATGTGCTTCCACAAAATGGGTCGGAACTAACAAAAAATTGGAAGTGACATAAAAACCCAAAGTTGTTTTGCCAAGCTCTGAAACTATTCCAATCAGGTTGGTTCGCATAGAAGCACTCAAATTTTTCCCAGTAGTGGTACTTGACGGTTCAGACATTGGCAATGGAACTGTTTCGACCTGTAACCACGGGTTCACTCTTTCGTCTCGTTCGCGAATGTCATCCATGGAGTCTGGTTTCAAACCTGTATTAACAGACAGAATACCAAATTTTTTCCTGATGAGAGTCAAAATTATAGCAACAGCTCCCACACCTAACAACGCATATTTAAATTGCCATTGGCGCGTGAATTCACCCACAACGTCTTTCAAATCAAGTATACGCCGTCTAACCATATTCTCAACAACACGTATTGTTGCACACGAATACACATATGCAATAATCATGAAGAGTGGAGTAGAAAAGACTGCGATACGCGGGAACCAAAGAACCAGTAACATACAAATAAGGAGAATGGACAGGTTTCCAAGCAACAAAGCTTTTTTACATTCATCGCGCCAAAAAAGTAATCCAAAGCGTAAAACGTAGGGATGACAGATAACGCTCTCCGGCAAAATATCAAAGCGATGCCAGAAATTACAAAAATCAGCCGTCGCTACGGAACATCTGGTTCCTAGATTGGCAAAGTGGTTCTGAAATTCATTGGCTCGTCGTTGGAAAAACCTACCTATCTCTCCAGATTGTGTGTCTAAGTCATCCACACCATAGGGTGAATCAGGTCCAATACGGAAAGTGGGAGTTGCCTCATCTCGAATGTCAGAATAAAATACCTCGTCAATCGTCCGTCGTCTATTACATTGACAATAATGGAAATTGCACGTAGTACATGGTTCGGGATTTTCATCCTGGATATCAATGTACTGCCTTTCCTCATGAAAATGTTTCTTAGATGCTTTCTGCACCCACTCTAAATAGACTGAGATAGGTACACGATCAAGTACAATATTGTCATGCACCACAAACTCAAGATTGTTCATGTTGACATAGCGGGAATTGGATGCCCTATAGACCCTAACGGAAATGTACCACGCATCGGGACAAGGTGTACGACCATATAATTGCTCAATTTTCTCCTTGTTCAAGATACCATTGACACAGCACTCGGGTTTAGGTTCAACTTTCACATGATAAAAACGTCGCAAGATAGACTCCGGTTCATTTGAATAGGTGTATGCATTTAAGTCTTCAACATTGGTTGAGACAACGCAAAAATACGGATTCAATGAGACCTTGCCTTTCAAAAAGACATCTGCCATGGGTGCCAAATATCTTATGTTATTGACAACTTGAATCAACCTGTACGCTGGTGAAAAATCCATGAAATCCGAGCGGGTATTTGCAAAATCATCGAAAATGATTGCGTTAACGTGTGAACGGATAGACGAAGCAAATTTGTCATTATCAGCCCAAGTAGCAATACGATCTTTGTCTGCACTCAAATTGTTATACAACAATCCAGCCTTGAGAGTCAAATTCGTTATGGAAGATTTACCACAACCTGATTGGCCAAAAATACTAAGAGCGAAGGGCGCAATACGTAATCCTCCACGAATACGCAACTGATTGAATTCGACGTAAAACTCTCGTAAACGATCAACCCTATCACGAATATAGTTACGTTCAAAGACATTGCGTTTGCTCATGGTATCATATAAATTTTGTCCTTTTTCAATGGCACCATTAAGACGTAGATCGTACTCGTTCTCGTCGATGTCAGTGTACTCTAACAAATTCCCTGCAAGTGCATATCCATGCCAGACTTTTATCGCATTGTACGCGTCTTCAAATTCCTTTACCAAATCATCTTCAAGGAAAAAAGAGGATATTTCTCCAGAATTGAAGACACGCCATCCACCTTGTAAGAAACCTGAAATTGCCTCGTAAAAGGCTTCAAGTACATCGGAAGCGGCAAGTTGTCTCTTGAGTACCATAGGTGTAAAGAGATCGACCTTTCCCACAGAGAATTTCAGGTGCGCAGCAGAACACAAGCCAGTGGAAACAATAACGTTCACAAGGTGAGAAAACTTCCGGGCTATGGAAGACGTTCTAAACTTCTTCCAATTGCCGAAAGCTTCCTCTATGGCTTGGTGCCATGGTACTTCACCATCTTGTGTTTCCAGAACAAGTGTGTCATCCAGAGAAGAGACATCATCTGTGTCATGTACAAATACAGAATGTATAATATCCATGACATATTGTTGTCCTTCTTCTGAAGACCAATCCGAAATATATTTTGAAGTCCAAGGCAAAAGACAAGTATACAAATAGGCAAATAGTGAGTGTTTGACATGAGCCTGCAGGTATTGAGTAATTGCTGCAATCATGCCTCGCTTTGTCCTACACTCTTTGAGAACCTCAAAAAGACACCATATTTGTATGGCCTCCTTCAAGTAAGGGTCCATGGCAAGAACCCCCATTTGTGGTTCTAAAACAATTGTGTGCCAATGGAAAAGTGCTTTTTTGCACAAAACAATTGTCTGTACGCACGCGATAATCATGAAGACACAAAATGAAGACAACCGAATAATATGCAAATAGACGTCTGCATGGGTTGGATAAATTAAGGTTATACAGACTAGCAACCAGGTCAACACTAGACATGTCGGTGGAACTTCAATAAAGTGACTAGCACCGCCATGTTTCCGGCGCGCACATTTAGAACAGTATTTTACCCCCTTAGAGGCAGAAGAAGCCTGTTCACTAACTTCATTCTTTTGGGTTTGTTGGGCACGTGTAAATCCTCGACTCATTTTTCATTTGAATAGAAATAACGAGTCAAAGATCATTCCGTGCAGTCGTCCTGCAAGAAATAAATCTTCAACTGGCGACACAGAAGCTTTGGGGAACAATGAAGTTCCCTTAATCACGTTAATCATTGGGTGTTATTCTGTGGACGAAAACAGCCACCCTCATAACATAGGGTAGGAAATACTAAAACGGAAGAGTCTCTAAACTTCAATGAAGCGAGCCTGCTCTTCCACGAAAGAATCTCCGCCTACTACTGAGTCTCGTCTGGGGGGCGGTCCCTATCTAATAAAAGACGTTACCTAATGTCTCTAGTGCTCTTATCACTAGAAAAGGCCACATTTTAAAACTGGAATATGTGGATTCCAAGGTTAATCACATCGCAAAGCAAGCTTCATACGATGCATGTTGTTGATTACAACTTTAAATCAAATCAGACATATTTGGTCATAGGCTTCTGATTGATTAGTAAGAGCCTTTATTCCGCTATAATTTACAGAACACATGGGAACAGCCCATGCTGACACTAAAAACATATATAATATACAATAGGACAAGGTTCATTTTTATATTGTTTTTTCCTTGTCTCAAGAGAAAGTGGAGTATATTTTACGACCTCTTCAGGTCCAAGCGTGGTTATTAGATACCACGAAAC